TGTTTCCGGATATCTCATCTCTATAGCCAGTATTCTTCTTGCCAAATCCTTTGATGCCTCGTTTAGTATTGCTTCTAATCTGCGGTTATATTTGATGATTTCCCTTATATGCCTTTTTTCAAAATAATCTTCAATCTCCACCTAATGTACCTTTTTTCAATAGATTTTTATTTTCACTGTCTGCCACCATCATTACTGCAGGGCAAACCCCTTTATCCATAGCAGCCTGAACTAAAAAGCCTATGTCCTTTTTCAAACACTTGCCGCCTGCCCCCCTGTAACCGTCAAAGAGCGGATCAAGGTGCATCGGTTTAATGTAGCGGTCATAACCAAAAACCTCAAATAATTTATAATAGTCTGCATCGTATTTACTACATATATCATAGAGTTCATTTCCAAAGACAACCTTCACTGTGTAGAGTGTGTTTAAGGCAACTTTCAACAGTTCAGCTTCAACAGGTTTCATCATGAGATACTTGCTTTTTTTGGCAAACTGTTTAAATAAATCTTTGAGCAGTTTAAATGTCTTTTTGTTTTTAGTTCCGATAACAACTTTATCAGGATTTTCTGCATCTTCAGTTGCTGTCCGTTCCCTTAGAAACTCAGGCATGAATATAATCTCTCTGTCATATTCTATAGCAAAATTATCTGTCATACCTGGAATAACTGTTGAACGTATCACGATAAGTCCTTTGCGGTTTTTTCTGGCTGTATAGTCTAAAGCCTCTTTTAATTCCCCAAACTGCATATCTTCTTTGGTGGGTACGGAAATAAAAACAATCTCACATTCTGATATGTCATCATAGAAGTTTTTAGCAGGGTCATAACGTTTGATACTATGTCCCAAACCTTCCAAAATATCTGCAAGACTACCTCCGACAACACCGCAACCCACTATCCCCAGTTCCAACTCTTTATGTTTCTTATACATCAAATGATTCTCCTAAACTGTTTATTTCTGATTTTTCAGCTTGTAGCCTTTTTATGTCTTCTTCTGCATCACCGACAAATGGATTCTGTCTTACCGCTTCCTCCTGGCTCATAATTGAATCACCGCCCCTTGCAAGTGATAAAGCCCTTACCTTTTCTATGATGTCATCAGGTAATATACTGCCGATGCCGAAATTGACAGATACATCCAGTTCCGCAAAGTTTTTCTTTTGCTGTACATCGTGTATTGCAAGCATTGCTTTTAATAGGCTGATTCTTCTGGCTATACCTTCTCCGAATATTTCCTCTTTGTCTTTTGCTTTTAAAATGGAGTCCAGGAATAAAAACTTTAAAGCTTCTCCTGATGTTTTGGTAAGTCCTTTGACGTTGCTGAATGATAAATCAGGTGTAGCGGTCATTGAATAAATAATGTCTTTGAGGATGTCGTATTCCTGTTTGACTGATTCCGGAGCTTGATCCCATGTCAGATAGTCTGCATCGCCATAGTCTCTTTTTCCTGTTGCCGGATCTACTTCCCCTTTAAACCTTAACAGTTTTCCAACTTCTTCTTTGTCAGGTGCGTTTTGAACAACACCTTTTATCTTCAGCATCGGTGATCCGAAATAGTCATTGGTATCTGCAAATTTGGATATCAACATTTCAGCCCTGTCTATTTCTGTCTGCACGTCAGCCCATTCTGGCTTTTCCTGCTCATAGTAGATTACCGGTATCTTGCCGAACAGGTTTTCCTCTTCTGTTATTTCCCATGATTCTTTTTTAACTCCATAGATTATCTTATCTGCTGTATATATATCTGTATGCTCATAGGTTTTTTCATCAATATCTTCCAGCTCATACCTGCGTGTAAATGCGTCCATGTCTCCATTTTCGTTAAAGTGGGCATAGATGTCGTCTCCGTTTTTCTTTGACAGTAGAGATACTTTAAGATGTTTATTATTTTCTGCATCAAAAACCGTGTACCACAGTTCAGCTACTTTGGTTTCTACAAAAAGCCGTCTTGCCAGCTTCTTATCGAAAAACTTCATTTTATTCTTTTGCCACGTGTTAACCAGTAAATCAAAAGCATTCTGGAATGATGTCTCTTTATTGTTCAACACCAGCTTAACAGGTTCGCCAAACAAAAAAGCCACCGCCATATTGACAATCTTTTTCTGAAACTGTATAACCAGCTTGGACTGTTCAATTCTTTTTGTTGCCGTACCTTTGCCGATTACCTTAACCGGTCTCTGTAGTATTACATGGTCTCCGGTAAATTCTTTTTCAGCAGTCTCAACATCTCTTTCAGCCTTATCTTTGCATAATATGTCAGTCAGCTTGTTGAAGTCATCGCCGTATTTGTCCAATATCTCCTGTATCTTCATAACATCTATCCCCTTCCATACATAAACCATAAATAAAAAAAAGCCAGCAACAGAAGCTATAAAAACTTCTAATTTACTGGCTCTCTGGGAGCTCGTCAATATTTAATTTTCTTAATTATAGCACTCAACTATTGTTTTGACAATAATTTAAAATATTCCCAGTTCAGCAGCTGTATAATCTTCTTCAGCTTCCAAATCTTCAAATATTCTATCGTTTAATGCGTAACGGACTTGGTCGATAAAATGATTATTCTTGTCTAAAGGCTCGTTAATCGGGTCTCCGTATTTATCCTTTTTCCACTGGTAAAGCTGAAATTCATTGATAGCATTCTGGCATTTACGGTCAATTATAATCTCAAACTGCTTTAGATACTGTATACCAAAGTTAACACTTCCCGGCCCCTTCTTGGCTGCAATAGCTTCTATGCCGTATCCCCTTAATTCTGCAATCGATTTAGGCTCATTGTCGCACCTGATTATATCCTTTCTTATTTCAGGTTTGAGTATTGAAGCTATGACATTATTGGTCAATCCTTTTTCATAGATTAATTCATTTAAGATAAACAACTGCTTACCCTTTATGGCCTGTCTTCCTGCTGCAGTCGGGTCGTTGCTGTAACCAAAGTCAAGGCCGTGATAGAAAGTTCCAAACTGTTTTTTGATTCGTGATAAGTCTTCCACCTTCCAGTTAGTAAAGACTAAATCACCCAGTACGCCCCAGTTTCCTTTGGTGTAGACCGCATAATAATAAGGGTCTTTTTCGCCTTCCAGCTCGTCTCGGTCTTCCTGCTCTAAGAATAAATTGTCAATATGGGTAGTCTTTAAGATTAACAGCCTTTCATCTCTATATTTGTTTTTGTCTTCACTCCATTTATCCTTAAAGTATTCTGCATATATCCAGTGGTTTCTCATGATTGGATTAAATGTCAGGGTAATTCGTTTAGGCACTCCAGCCCAACCTCGTAACCGCTTCTGCAGCTGCTTAATGTCTTCCCTTTTAGTCTCGGTGGCTTCTTCAACTAATATATCGGTTATGACTCCCTTTTCAGGTACAATTGATTTAAGCTTTTCTGAATCGTCTAACCCTCTTAACAATGCCTGATAGCCATTAATGCAGGTTATTGTCATATCGGTCTTATTCCAGTTAAACAGCTTTTCCAGATTCCAGGCTGAGATTACTTTTAGAAGTTCATTGAATGCTGATGTCCTTAGAGTCTTGCCGGTGTTTCTGATGATTAGATAATTCCTGCCGCCCTTCATTAAGTCGATTATGCATCGCTGAGCTAAAAAAACAGATTTCCCTGAAGATGAACCGCCGAAATATATCTGCGTTCTTGTAGTGTCTTGCAGGTATGGAATGTAGCAGGCATTGAATATATTAGGATCGGTTATGTCAATTGTTATCATCTTCGCCCTTTTCGCCCTTTGGTAGATTGACTGTTATTTCAAAGTTTTCAGGTAGGTCAAGTTTGTGTTTTTCAGCAGGGTATGAACCTAATATCTTGGCTTCCTCTTTTGCAATATCAAACTGTAATCTTATATCTCCTGATAATTCAGCCTTTTTTTTCAAGTCTCTGAATTGTGCAACATGATAGCCCATTCCAGCCCTTTTAACATTATTAAAATGTTTTTGCCATTCTTTTCTGGCTAAGTCAATATATCTGTAAGCTTGTGTTTGGCTTATTCCCCACTTTTTTGCCATATATTCCCTGATATAAGATATCGGTTCAGTCCTTAGCATTCTACTGATTTCATACACTCTTTTTTCTTTTGTAACCTTATCTACCTTTGACATATCAATCACCACACATCTCTTTCTGGTAACTTTTCAATTGTAACTTTGAAAGCTTTGTTTTCAGGTAAAGCCAGTAGATTTACAACCGCTGCAAGTTCGCTTGCCGGTATATCAAGTTTTATTCTGCTGTTTCTGTCTTGTCCGCCTATGTTAATTGCACTTTGTATATCTGGGAAACTTGCTATAAATTCAATTCTTTCTGTCTCCATTAATGTTGCCTTCCTAAAAATAAAATAAGCCACCTAAAAAGCTTAATGCTTTCTAAAGTGGCTATCTGGTAGCTCTACCCTTATTCTATTGTTTTCGATTATAACAACATTGACTGCCCCGCATTTAGGGCAAACTGTCTCAATCGAATGCGGTCTCATGGGTGTTGAATAATCAATCCTGATGTCGAATAATCTGCGGTTGCACCTGTCTCCATTAGGCAAGTTACCCATGCACCGTATTGTTATTATAGCACTACTATTTATTTTTTTCAATGAACTACTTTTCAATAAATCAGCTCCAGTTAATTAGACTGTATTTTTAATGCTTCAATCAACTCAATTTCTACTCTCGGATTATCTTTATCTTTTCCCATGATTCGAGAGCCGTCAAAACTTATTATATTTTTATCGTTATCTATTACTTCTGCCTTTTCCAGAATATCGCAAGTAGCTTCTAATAAATTAGCTAAATCAGGAAATGCCTTTGTTGGCATCCAATATAATGCCTTTAGGCTAAC